CAAGTGCCATTTTTGAAGTATGCTCCGGTTTTAAGAAAAAATTTTTTAAGTTATTCGTATTGTCTGCACAAAATGCTTTTGTTATTAGGAGAAGATAAATATTTAAAGCATTTTCCTTTACTCAAATCACGTAATAAATTATTTTTAATGGAAGAAATATTTAAAAAGATATGTGAAGATTTAAATTGGGAGTGGCTTCCAAGTATGTAACTTATATTGACGGGATTTTAACGAGACAATATATTATATAAATTTTTTTTTTACATAAATTATTTTTTTATTAATATATTTTTAATAAATTTGTTAATACTTAAAGCTAAAAAACATAGTAAATATATCACTAAAAAATAGTTAAAAATGACAGACACAATACACACAACTGTAAATATTGTAGAATTAATTGAAAGTCAACCGATTATTAAATTATCAAAACCATATCATAATAAACTACTTAATAAAATAAAAAATTCATTTACAACAGAAGAACAACAAATATTTATTACAAATTTTTATACTTATCTTAATTACAGTGATAGTGATTTTATTATTGATTTAGATAATATATGGAAATGGATAGGATATTCCAAAAAACAAAATGCAAAAGATACATTAGTTAAATTTTTTATTAAAGAAATTGACTATAAAATAGTTCTCACGTTGAAAAGTAATCAAGTTTATGGTGGTTGTAATAAAGAAAAAATATTACTAACAATTGAAACTTTTAAGGAATTATGTATGGAAGCAAAAACTGAAACTGGAAAAAATATTAGAAAATATTATATAAAATTAGAAAAATTATTAAATGAAACTATAATAGAAGAAACTAATGAATTAAAATTACAACTTGAAGAAAAATCAAATTTATTACAAAATACAGAAAATGCATTAGAATCAGAAAAAAAAAAATATTTTGATTTTACACGTAAAAGATTTTATGATACAGAACCAACTCATACTATTTATATTTATAGAAATAATTTAAAAGATGAAAATTCTTTAATAAAAATTGGTAAAACTCAAAATTTAAAAAATAGAGAAAGTGATTATAATAGTTGTAATCAAAATGGAGGCGTTGTTTATGCAGTTAAATGTTATAATAGTGATTTAATGGAAAAAGTATGTCATCATATATTAGATAAATATAGAGTATATAAAAAATCTGAATGGTTTAAAATAAGTGAATATAATGCTAAACAAGTATTAAATATAGTTCATTTAATTTTAGATGATTTAATATCATATTCTGAAATTTTAGACAAAAAAGATATATTTTCTGAAATAAAAAATATTTTTCAAGAAAATAGCCATTGTGCTGGCAGTTGCACTACTGCAAATATTGAATATATAAATCCGTATGAAAAAATAAATAATATAGTTAATGAAAAAAATAATGAAATTATACAAGTTAAAGAACAAAACTCAAAAAATCCATTAGATTTTGATAATTTTATAAATGATTGTTGTGAAATATCACCAGAATTTTATTGTATAAAAGTTGATGTATATGGGGCTCATAAATTATGGTGTCGTAATCAAGAGAAAAAAACAAAAGACGCTTTATATAAATATTGTAACGAAAAATTTATATCTGCTAAAAAAAGTATAAAAGAGTATAATGCTTGTCTTGCTATTTTTAGAGGCATTAGAGTAAAAAAAATATTATTTGAACCAAATGATAAAAATAATTTAACAGAATTCGAAAAATTTATAATTGATAAATGTAAAGTAGGATATACATATAGAACAAGTTATAAATTAATTAATAATGAATTTATTAACTGGAAACAAGAAACTATTAATAATTATACTTTAGATAATATTACAAAAAATAATTTAAGAGAATATCTTAATATAAATTTTTTTCCAACAATGGTATATTTAAATGATAATACAAATACAGAAAAAAAATTATTAAGTACTAATTCACAAGGAGTTTGGGGTATAACTTTATTAAATGATAATACAAATACTGGAATTAAATTAGCAAATAAATTAAAAAAAAAAATTATTCAAATAGATGTGAATACAAAAAAAATTATTAATACTTTTGAATCATTAACTAGTGCATCACAAATTACTGGTATATCTGCAAGTTATTTGTCAACAGTTTTACGATTTGAAAAAGTTAAAGATAATTGTATTTTTCAATATGCTGATAAAAAAATAATACAAAATACTTCTTCATAAACTTTTCTATATTGAAAAATAAAAATTTGGTTTTTTATTTTCCAAAGGCGCGCTCGCATGCGAGCTAATAGTATATATATTAAATTCTAAGTAAAGTATAGCTCGCATGCGAGTGCGCCTTTGTCGTCTTTGGAAAATAAAAAAAATTTGAATATTTTATTAAAGATTATTTGTATATTAAATACTGAACTAAATATGATAAAATATTCATTTAAAGAATATTATTTCTTTTTCTATACGTGTACATGTGATAATATTGTTTATAAATCAGGACTGCAATTTAATTTATGTCCTGAAACCTATCCTGTAAAATACTTTGAACCTCAAGACATTAAAACATTTAGATATAGTTTTAGATTGGTTTCTAATCCGAGCATATATTTAAGTAAATATTATAATAAACTATCTAAAGAAAATAAAAAAATACAATTAAAAAAAAATAAAATATCATTACATATGAATTTAATATATTCAGTTGATACAAATTTACTAACAACTAAAGATATGTCAAATCTTGTAAATTATATTAATAATGATTTTAATGAAATTGAATATGTATTTAAACAATTAATTTTAGTTAAAAAAGAATTATTGCTGAAGTATAATATTTAATCATCAAAACAAATATTACCATAATATAATTTATCAATATCTTCAATATCCTTTGTATAATTATTTTTTTTTTTAATACTCGTAGTAGTGTGACTTCCAGTGTAATGACTATTATTTTCTACTAAATTTGTAAGTGGAATGGACTGCTTTTTTGACTCTTGAGGAGTATTAGTAAAATTAAGTTTAATTTTATTAGTGATAGTAGAAACTATATAAATAATTTTATGTATCATATATAATTATAATTTTTAAATTTTAAATAATTAAAAAAAAATTGATTTAAACTATTTAAACAAAAGTTAAGTAATAAATCTTATTAATAAGATTTATTAAAAAATTTAATGACTCAGCGTCAGCATTATATATTTGATGTTAATTTTGAGGAACATATAAAAAATAAGATTAAACATAATTATTTAAATACAATAGTTTATGCAGAAACAATAAATGGAGAAATTAGTATAACAAATAATCATAATTTATGTGCTGAAAGAAGATTAATAAATTGTCTTGAGAATGAAGCAAAACAAGCTGGACAAAAAGGAGCAAAAAAAGCCAAATGGATAAAAAAACAGTCTGGCGGTGGAATAAAGATTTATAGATTTACTGCCGATGGAAAATATGGCAAAGCATTTCCTTGTTCTATTTGTAGAAAATCGATAGAAAATTTAGGATTAAGAGTAGTATGTACAATGGGACCAGATATAAGTTGGTTTGATGGTTATATGACAGAAGAAAATAAAACTCATAGTAAATTGACAAGCGGGCAGAAATTATTATTTAATGGAATAAACAATTTTCCAATCAATAGTTATTTTCATACATATTAAACTCAACATGTACATTTAAAATATAAATTTTTTTTTCTTATAAATAATTAAATAATATAAATGTCATCAACAAAAACAGATCCTCCTAAAACTGAAGCTCCTAAAAAAACAACTGGTTCAGCATCAATAACAAAAACAGTAACAAAAGTTCCAGTTAAAGGAAAAGCATCTATAGATGATAAATTTGGTGATATGATGGCAGCAAAAGAAAATTTAAAAAGAATGGAAAGAAATTCAATTAAAGCAGAGAAATTAGCACAGAAAAAAAAAGAACAATTACAAGTTCAACTTGAAAAAGAAGTTTATCTAAAAGAGAAAGAAGAACAAAATAAACTTAAAGAAGGTTTTGTAACACCACCTTTAGTTGAATAATAAATTAAAATTATGTAACATTTCTGTATCATTACAATATGTAATACAATTTGTAAGTTTATAAATATATTTAAAAGTTTCAAAACAAAAAAATTTTAAATTATAACCTATACCATATGATATACTTGAAGTTAATTTATTTTTAAAATAATCACTATTAAAATCTGGTTCAACTAAAGGTAATATAGCAGTACAATCTAAAAATTCTTTATGATAATCAATAAAATTGAGATTTGGTCTAAATATAATTTTTTTTTGATATTTTAATAAATATTTAGGTAAACCATTATTTGATTTTCCTATAATTTTAATAAAAAAATCTTTATTCTTATATTTTTCAAATATTTTTGTTAATTGTATTAAATTTCTTCTTTCTAAACATCCTTGAATAATAAATATTGGTACCTTACCAATAGACGAGTCATCTGCGAGACAAGGTATATCAGTTTTAATTTTTTGTAAATTATTAAATGGTAAAATATAAGGAATAAAATAAGAATTATATTTAGAAAATGGCATTAAATAAATAATATTATTAATATTATTAAATTTTGGATTTAAACTATGTAAAATATAATATTCTTTTTTATTATTTAATTTAAGTTTATCTGTATTATAAATAGTATCATAAATTATATAATCATAAATACAAACTTCATCTTTAGTAAAATTTATATTATTATAATTTTTATTAATATATTCCTCAAAACTTGTATTATTAAAATTATATTTTATATCATAAAATATTTTGTGTGTATTACTAAGGTTTAAAATTTTAGTTGGAAAAAAATTTATTATTGATTCAATAATTTCATAATGAAAATTATAATTATGAATAATTAATATTTTAATTATCATTTATATTAAATTTATAATATAAGCATCAATATATTTTTTTTTTTCAATATGACTTGCAACTATTCTATGAGCACCATCTAATAAAATATTTTCTTATTTGACATTATTTTTTGTATAATAAATACGTAATTCTATATTATTAATAATATTAATAATTTTCTTAATATTATTTAAGAAAGTATATTTAGTAGAAAATTTAAAATTTTTTGAGAATTTATCAAATATTTTAAATATAAATGAAATTTTAGTACATTGCCTATCATTTTTTAATTGTAATAATAAATCTTTAAAAGTAATATTTTGATTTTTTATATTTTGTAAAATATTTATTATTCCAATTAAATATGGATAATCATCATTAAAATTATTATAATAATCAACATAATATTTATTAACATTTTTTTTAGAATTACTAACATTAATTTTTGAATGTGTTAATAGAAGATTAAATTCTTTAAGTATATCACAAATTTTAAAATTTACACATTTGTCAATAATCTTATTTATTTTATTCTTATGAATAAGATTAGGATATAATTCATAATTATATTTACCATAAAATGTTTTTTGTGTAGTAATTAAACTAAATAATGTTAAACTATAAGATGATGGTGATTTATTACATTTAATTGTAGAAGCATCTTGTAATATAATTTGTTTTATATTAATAAATTTTGTGATAAATTTAGTAATTGTTTTTATAATAGAACTTCCAGATAATTCTGGAGTTTTACTTATTTCATTTATATAAACAGTATTATTTGATTTATATCCATTTTCATCTGTAAATGATAATTCAAATGCTTCATTCATAGAAAAAATACTATAAGGTTGTAAATCTTTAATTGCATCTTTATATTTTTTATTACATTTACATTCAATACGAATTTCATTATCTTTAATAATGAAGGTCTTATTTAATAAAGTATTTAAAAATTTATTTGTATTGTAAATATTTTCAAGTTGATTTATATCTATAATAATTTGTTTATTATCTTTCTTTGAATTAGTATTTTTATTAGGAGAGTTTTGTGATTTTTTATCTTTCATTTTTAATAATTAGAAAGATAAAATATTTGTTACTTCTGGATATTCTTTAATAAATCTATGAAACTCATCATCTTTAATATATTTATAAAATTTGTGTGTTCCAAATGTATTTGTAACAAATTTAGAATGGGTACAGAATTTAATAGCATTTATATCAATTGGTAATTTATAATTAAGTTTATTTAAACAATTTATAAAATATAAATCTTCGTGATATGTAGTAAAATCTATTTCATTATTTTTAAAATTTTTTGTTTTTTTTGAAGGAAATGATTTAATCGCATTTATCATTGCTTCTCTATTGCGTAAAGATAAACCTCCATTAAAACATTGTATTTTTGGTATAGTATTAAAATTTGGCAATTGATTTGACCACCAATTTTGAGGAGCATATCCTCCTATAAAATCATATTTAATAAATTTATAAATATCCATATAATTATTAGAACAAATCCAAGTATCAGTTTGAAATATTAATATATATTTTGATTTTATATTTTCCCAAAATTCTAATGACTTAAGTAAATCACTATATTCACAATATGTTAAATTATTTACTTCTATTTCTTTAATTTAAATATCAGGAAGTTTATCTTTCCAAAAAATTTTTAATTTTTTACCACAATAAAATATAATTTTCCAATCAATTAAATAAGTATAAAATTTGTTAATAACTTTAATTAAATTTGAATGAATACGTGGTTCAATAATAATAGCAGTATAATATACATCTATCCCATGTGAGTTTTTCTCACATTGACTATTCATATTAGATTAGATTACTTAAAAAAAATTTGATTAAATTCATTATAAAATTAATGTAATGATAAATGACTACAATTAAAATATGCAGTGATAGAATTTATATAGAAGATTATATTCCAAATTATAAATTAGATTTATTTGTAAAACTATATATTCATAAATTGAATAAATATAAGAAAAAATATAAATTAAAAAGTATTAAATGGGATTCTGTTAATAATTCTATTAATATGATTGGAGAAATAAATCATATTAATAATGTATATGAAATTATTATAAAAAAAATTACTTATTTAGTTGCTAAAAGCGATATAAAATAAAAGTTTATAATAAATAAAGTATATTATTTTTTTATGAATTTATTTACAAATGAAGAAAGATTAAAATATTATATGGGTCAAGCATATGATAATCAAATTTTAATTACTTTAGATAAAAATTTATATTCAAAATTAATTGTTTTTAATTCTATTGTTAATAATAGAAATATTAAAGTATATTGTAAAGATTTATATGATTATGTTAAAGAATTAAATAATTTTAATGATTATATTTACTTATTAGTTCCAGGTGATATTATTACTAATTATAATAGTTATATATTAACAAAAACTAGACCTATTAATACTTATAAAAATATTTTATTAAATGTTAATTATCAAAGACATTGGAATAGTATTAATGAAGTTAAAAAATATGATATACCTTATGAATTAAAAAATAATAAAATTATATGGCGAGGAGTAGCATCTGGTTTTAATAAAAGAAAATATTTAGTTGAAAAATATTATAATACTTCTAATTTAAATATTGATATTGGATTTTCAGATTTAGAACAATTAAATAATAATATTTTAAAACAAAAATTTAAAAATACTGTTAAAAAATATGTGTCTATTCAAGATATGTTAAAATGTAAATTTATTATTTCTGTAGAAGGTAATGATGTAGCAAGTAATTTAAAGTGGATTATGTTTTCAAATTCAGTTGTTATTATGCCACGTCCAACTATATGTAGTTGGTTTTTAGAAGATAAATTAATTGAATGGATACATTATATACCTATTAAAGATGATTTTTCCAATTTAGAAGATATTTTAAATTGGTGTCTAAAAAATAATAAAAAATGTCAAGAAATTGCTTTAAATGGTAAATTATATACTATTCAATTTTTAAACATTGAAAATGAAAATAAAATTTCAAAAGAGTTACTAATACGTTATAAAGAAAATATTGTATATCAAATTGATAAACAGTCTAAATTTGATTTTATTAAAATTAATGATTTAATGAATAAGAAGAACATTATCAGACAGTAAAATATATTAATAGGAATGATAATTTTGTTTGTCTATTACCTATCATAGTCTTTACATAATTTTATTTTCTTACATATAAATAAATGAATGCAAATAAATTAAAAAATAAAAATACTTCAATAGATCTAAATAAATTAACAAAAGCATTAAAAAATAAAAATACTTTAATAGACCTAAATAAAAGTAAAGAAAATATTATTAAATGTACTATGACTAAATGTAGACCAAATACATCTAATTTATCAACTATGAAGCAAAAACTTGGTAATTGTCAGAAAAAAAAATGTAAAAAGGAAACTACAGAGTTAAAAAATAAAATTTTAAAATATATAAAATAATACTTTTTAATTATATTTGCAGTATAGCGAAAAATCTTTGATTTTAACGTTAGTTCGAGGCAGAACTGCCAGCGCAATGGCTTAATTCTTAATTTTTTTCTTTCTTACCATAACTAATATTTAATTTCTCATTAATATCGAGAATTTATTAATGTGCCACCGGGAGTCCGCCCACGAGTCCGGCACCCACCGAGAACCCGAGTCCTTGGCGAGCACTTGATCCGATAGATGGTGAGAAAAAGTCGAGTAGTGCAAATGTGCTAGCTGCAGTCATTCCGAGCATAAGGATTTCTTCGCTAGTGAGTTTTTTACCAGGAATAATAAATGCTACCATAATAATAACTAATGCTTCAACAAGATATTTAATTAATCGCGAGACAATTTCACTATAATCAAGTGCCATAATTTATTTATTATAATAATTAGAAAAAAAATATCTTAAAAAATTGCTAAAAAAGTATTTAAGAATAAAAATTGTATATTTTATAAAATGGAAAATTCTAATTTAACATCTGTTAAAGATTGTGATTATCTTGATGAAGATAAAGAAATTAGAGGACAAAGATTTACTTGTTTATCTTTTATATCACCAGAATCTGTAATTGATAATAAGAATGTATCATTTTTCTATGAATTTATTAAAGATTTTTCTAATAAGATGAGTGAATTATTTGATAATCTAAAAGAAAAATATAAAGGTGAAAGTAGTAGTTTAGATAGTCTAAAAGATTACTATGAATATTTATTTGACCAAAAATTATTACAAATACAATATAAATACTTTTTAGAAGAGAATAATGATAAACTTGAAAGGGATTATCTTGAAAATAATAATTTTCAAACTTCTATTAGAGGTGTTAAGGTTAGAGGAGTTTATGATACAATGCGAGAAGCACAAGTTAGAAGTGAAGTTCTAAAAAGAATTGATAATCATCATAATATTTATATTGGTCAAGTAGGATGTTGGCTACCTTTTGAACCAAGTCCTGGTAATATTGAAAATCAAGAATATGCTGAAACACAACTTAATACATTAATGAAAAAATATAAAGAAAATGAAACATTAAAAGATGAACAATTTGAACAAAGAAAGCAAGAAATGATGAAAAGAAAAATAACACAAGTTGAACCAAAGGTTATTACTGAAAGTGAATTACTACAAGAAACAAAAGTAATCGAAGGAGCACCTGTAGATATTATCTCAGATAATGTAGTAAATGAAATTTTAGATACTGAAGACCCTTGGATGAAACAAAAACTAAGTCAAGAAGTAGTTGAAAAAGTAGTTGAAGAAGTAGTTGAAGAAGTAGTTGATGAAGGAGTAGAAGAGTGTAAAAATAATCAATAAAAAAAAAAATGAATAATTATTTTACATCAAAAATATTAATATCATTATAATGTCTAGACGTTCATCAAATAACAAATTTAATAATAGTTTAATGGAAAGTCGTCGAGTTGTTCAAGATTTAAAAAAGGAAAAAGATAAAATAGAAGAAGAAGTAAAAGAATTACAAAAAAAAAAAGATACATTAACTTCACATCAATTTAAATATTTTCAAAAACAAATTACTGAAAAATATGAAGAATTTTATAATAATTCAATGATTAAATTATTACCTTTTGATGATAAGGTATTATTTACACGTAATGATATAGCAAGATATAAATTGCAACAAAAATTTATAACAAATTATTTAAATTAGTTTTCTAAAAGAGAGCAAAGTTAGTTTCTAAAGAAGAAAATTTTACGTAAAAAATTTGTGTTAATATTTTTTTTTATATGAATAATTTATAAATATAAATGAAATTATTTATTTTATTATTATTATTTAGTGGTATTCTTATTGTTATACATGGACTTTATAATGATAAAATTAAAATGATTAAAGAAAGAGTTAAAGTTGAGTATCGTTTTGTACCAAGAACATATTATGATGAAATGTTGTTTAATAAACAATTCGCCTCGATAACAGACGACTTATTTAATGCCGATGATTCAGACCAATGGGAAACTAGAAATGTATCTAAAAAAAACTAATATAATGATATAACTCATCTTCTTTTAGATTTAAGCATAAGTAGTCTCATAAAAATATTTTTAAGAGTTATAAAGAAAGATAGACTTGAAGTCACATAATCTGGAAATTTACAAGTTTCACTTTCTTTTACTAAACTTTTTGTTTTAAATAAAATCCATACACTAATTAGCAGTAGACCTATAAATGTTATTATTTTTTGGTTTCTTCCTCCAAATTGTAAGAAGAATGACATTATTATTTCGAATATTAAATAACTAATAAGTATAATTGCATATATTATAAAAAATTTACTTGTTATTTTATCTTTATATTTAAAACCAAAATAACTCATTACAGCAAATATTAATAAAGTATTCATTAGTAATGATAAAATTATATCATTTGATAAATTAAAAACTTTCATTATATTTCCTAATGTAAAACTACCTATGGATATAAATAAAATAGCAATTAAATGTTTTAATACTTGTTGTTCTGGAGGAATAAAATGGAATACTAATAACATTCCTAATTCAAGGAATAATATAAAATAAAATATAAGTGGATTAATATTTTGTAAATTAATTGGATGTAACATATAATAATATGTTATTATTGCTGATAATTCAATCCAAATTAATAAATAAAGGTAAACATTAGTAATATAATTATCACAAGTAGGGATAGTAGTATTTTTATATACATTTTTAGATGTAATTAAAATTAAAATAATTAATGCTACTAAATTTACACTTATAAACTTATTCATTTATTATTAAATATGAAAAAAAAATTGATAATTTATAATTATTATTTTTTATAAGAATTTGTAAACACTGATAATAAAATGACTGTAACATTTAAAGATTTGGATACCAATATAATTAATAACATTTATGAATATGCGAATATATGGAAACCCCTGTTAAACATTTCATTAACAAAAATTAAATTTAATTATATTATGTTTCAAATTAATTTACTTGGAGGAGACTATGAAAACACAGAAAATATAAATTTAGCAAAATCAATGTTACTTGAACACAAAAAAATAAAAGATAATCATTACGAAATAAATAAACATAATGAAAATCATCTTATATTTGTTAACCCTGTCTTTAGAGCAACAACTAGTTATGATACTAAATGGTATAAATGGGGTGAAGAAATTGGATATGAATTATAAATATGTAGAATTATAATATATATTGTAAATATGTAGCATAGATTTTTTTTAATGAAAATTTGCCAACATTAACAAATTATCTTGTAAAGATCAGATTTTGATTTTTACACCTTATTTTTTTGGATGCTTTTTGCAAGTAAAAAATAATTTTCCTTTTAATAAGTTTATTTTAATAAACTCTCCTACAAAATCAAAGATTTTTAGTTCGAGGTAGGATAAACTTGGTAAATAAAAAAAATTGACATATTATTTTATGTTATTTAAATTGGAGTTTTTCCACGAAAATGGGACTGAAACGCGCACTTCGTGAGAAATGTGTTATCGTAAAGGAAAGCCTTAAAAAGCGAGTGTGTTTACGTGAGTTTGAGAAGGTAGAACCAAGTGCACCACCAATGCATTTGGTCCTTAACCGTAAGGACTTGATTGAATATCTTGGGAGTGAGGAGAGATACGAGACACATATGTCGATGTGCATGAAGTAAAAAAACAAAAAGTAGAAAAACGAAGGATGGTAAGGTAAAACCGATTAACCAAAGAATATAGGAGCAATGGTGCTCTATATTTTTTTAAATAGTTTGAATTTTCATTATTTCCTCAATATCAATTGGAGTCCAATCGCCGAGGTGCTTACGCACGCTCACTTCGTTCGCAAATTTTATAGTAAGTGTGAGCGAAGCGAACTTGCCAAAGGCAACTCGGTGATCCTAATTCAATTAAGTCTTCACAATTTTTATTAATAGCAGAATCAAGCCACATCTTTAATACTTGTAATTTTTTACTTACCAGAGGGTGGCTTTGCCACCGCGAGCAAAGCTCGCTATAATTAAACATTTTTATTCTGGAGATGTATTTTCAGAATGAGGATTTTCATAACTAAATAAAAAGTCTCTATAAATTATTTTATTTTTTATTTTATTATAAACATTACTACTATAAATTTTGGCACATTCTCCTGCTGAATTAAATGTTTCTATTATTTCATTAGTTTTTGGGTCTATTTTATAAACTTTTTTTTTATTATTTTCTTTAGAAAAACAACCTTCAATTATTTCGTGTTTAGATTTTAAGGTAATTCCCCAAAATCCTCCACAATCTGGTCGTCCATTATATATAAATTTACCATTAGTTGGTAAAAAATGTTTAGTTAGATGTTTTCTAAAATCAAATTTTAATTTATCTTCATTTGGTATAGATATATTATTTATTTTAATCCATTCAATAAAATTATTTGTTATAGCAAGTGTTGATACACGAGCAACTGATAATATAGTACAATTTTCCATAATAAAATTATCAAACATATTTAACTCACTATTTTTAGGTATATATCTATTTTCGATTAATTTTACACCTTTAAATCCACCTTGATGACTTTTAGCTTCTTCGTTCCATTTTCTTTGGAAGAAAAAATTATCTTGAAAATATTGGTTTAATTCAAACCTTTCTTCACGTGTACAATTATGGTTCCAATTTCTAAAAGCTGCATATAAATTAATGGATGCTGAATAAGAGTCAGTTTCAAAAACACAATTTTCATCAAAAAATTTTTCATATTTTGTTCGTGTATCAATAGGTTCTTCATTTTCTTTAGTTTCTTTAGTTTCTTTAGTTTCTTCATTATCTTTAGTTTCTTCATTTTCTTCACAAGAAACAGTCTGTGCAAATATTTCTTCATTTTCTTTAGTTTCTTCATCATATTCTTCTTCATCTTCATCTTCATATTCATCTTCAATTTCTTCATTATTTTCATTATTATCAGTTTCAATTGAATTAATATCTAATAAATTTATATTTTTTGATTTATTCATTAATAATAGTATTGATTGTGATATATCTGTTATTTTTTTAGAGTTTATATTATCTGTAAATAATTCATCGATAAAATATTGTGCTGTTAAAATTGTATTTTTAACTATATCAAATGTAGTATGAAACCAGTCGTTTTTTTCAATATCAGCAACAGAACGTAACATATGATGAACAACTGCTTCTAAAATTCTTCCATTTGAGGATATGATTTCAAATTTTAATTTATTTTCATAACGGGTAGAGTCATATGTAACCATTCTTAAATTCATATTTCCACTATAACCTACTTTATAAACTAATTCATTATCTGATGAAGTATCTTCATAAATATATACTCTATCTTTATTATCAAACTTTTTTTTATTTCTCTTTTGTATTTTTGCTAAAAGTAATTTTTTATTTTCTAATTCATTTTCAATTATTTGTTTTTCATCTTCTAATTTTTGTTTTTCATCTTCTTTTTCATTAAGTTTTTTTTCTAATTCATATGTTCCAGTTAATCTAAGCTCTTCTATTACTTCGTATACCCAATTTTGAAAAGTTTCTGCGATTGGTTTTCTTGATTTAAATAAAGTTTTATACAATCCTTTTGCAGTTAAAAAAGTTACTTCTTGAGGTCCACCAAGGGTACCTATGGTATGTGTAACCTTTTCATTTTCGTTAAAATCTTTAATAGAATTATGTATATATTTAATACCTAAAATTAAACCAATATCACTTGCTCTAAATAAAGGATTTTTATATGTTCCTTTAATTATTATTTCTGTATGTAAATTATTATTATTAAATGCTTTTATAATATCCATAATAAGGTTTATTATATATATAATAAACCTTATTCTTAAATAGTTTTCAAGTCTTTAAGTATAAAATTAATTTAAAAAAAAATTGAAAAATTTTTTTTTTGCGTTATTAGATATATAATAATTTATGTATAATTATAAATTGAGTAATGAAATTAAAATTAAAACAATTTGATATAACGAAGATTGACTCGGATAAAGTTGTAGTTTTACTCGGGAAACGTTGCACTGGTAAAAGTTTCATTGTTCGGGATTTATTATATAATAACATGGACCTCCCAATAGGAACATGTATATCTCCGACAGAGATGGCAAATAAATTTTATTCAAATATGGTTCCAAAAGCATTTATTCATAATGAATATACACCAGAATTAATTGCAAATGTTTTGAAACGACAAAAATTAATTATGAAACAGGTAGAAAAAGAGAAGAGAACTAAAGGGTATTCTAACATAGATCCCCGAACCTTCTGCGTAATGGACGACTGTCTCTACAATAATGACTGGGTAAAGGACAAAAATATCCGTTCAATTTTTTTAAATGGGCGTCATTACAAATTATTTTTTATTTTAACCTCACAATACCCTTTGGGTATTCCACCTATTCTTAGAACACAAATTGACTTTACATTTATTTTACGAGAAACAATTATGGGAAATAGAAAAAGACTTTATGAAAATTTTGCTGGAATGTTCCCAAGTCTAGAAATTTTTTCTACTGTATTAGATGCATGTACTGAGAATTATGAATGTTTAGTTATAGATAATACTACAAAGAGTAACAAGCTCGAAGACATGGTCTATTGGTATAAAAGTTCCGAGAAACCCCCGTTTAAAATAGGAGCGAGTCAATTCTGGTTAAATAATCAAGATACAGACTCGGAAGATTCGGACGAAGAATTTAATATGAGTAAATTTAAAAAACGTTCAAATGTTACTCTTAATGTTAGAAAAGATTATAATTAAAAATAAAAAGAATATAAAGCTAAGGATGTTAATATATAAAATAACATCCATTATGGATATTATAAAAGCATTTAATTCTAATAATTTACATACTGAAATTACTATTAAAGGAACTCAAGATGACCCTTTATTTCGTGCAAGTGACATTGCTTTAATATTAGATATTAAACAAATTAGATCAAGTATTCAAGATTATGATAATGATGAAAAGGTGGTAGAAAAGTTAGACACCCTTGGAGGGCCTCAAGAAATTACATTTTTGACAGAATTAGGACTATATAGATTACTTAATAGATCCAATAAACCAATTGCACGTGATTTTCAAAAATGGGTAGCAAAAGTTATTAAAGAAATTAGATTAACTGAAACATATAAATTAGAAAAAGAATTAAACGAAAAAGAAAAACAATTAACAAAAAAAGAAGAAGAATTATCAAGATATAAAAAAAGAAATCAAATTAAATATGAAAAAAAAGACAGAGTTTATGTGTATGAAGATACTACAAATGAAAATGAATTAGTTTATAAAATTGGATATTCTCAAAATATGACTATAAGAAGTGATACTTATGATATTTGTAGATTTGAAAATAAATTAAAATTTGATTTAGTTTGTTCTAATGGACGATTATTAGAAATGGTAGTTCATCATATATTAAAAAATAAACAAGATTGCGAAAAAAAAGAATGGTTTCATACTAATTTAGAAATTATTAAAAAAACAATTATTACTGCTAAATTTATGTTAGATGATTTTATGACAAATGAAATGACAAATTCTGATATTAATTATAAACTAGATGAAATTAATAATTTTTTAAATATCGAAACAGATAAAAATTAAATTGTTGAAAATGAAATTGTTGAAAATGAAATTGTTGAAAATGAAATTATAGAAAATGAAATTATAGAAAATGAAATTATAGAAAATGAAATTATTCCTAATATAAATGAAAATATTAATGATAAATATGATAATTTTTTTCTTGAAAATTGTATTTTAGATGAACGGGAAGAGTCTGAAACAATGGATGTAATGACAGTTTTTCGTAAATGGAATGATGGTTGTAGTATTATTGAAAGAAGTGAATTATTAAAATATCTTAAAGATAATTATAAACAAAAACGTGTAATTAATAAAAAAACTAATAAAAGTAAAAGAGGATTTATTGGATTTAAATTAAAAAATAATGGCTATAATCCGACTGGTCCGTTATCTATATATAATAAATATATATTAGAAAACTGTTTTATTGATCATAAAGCAAAAGTTACTATGTTAAATATTATAAATGATTTTACGAATTGGTTAAAAAATAATAAATTAGATGATAATATAAGTAAAAAAATAATAGAACTTAAAAAACATTTATTAGAACATTTTGCTATAATAAGAGGATCTTTTAATTATAACGGAAAAAATGAAACATCAACCGGTTTATATGGAATAGGTTTAAATAGTGAAGAAGATTGTTTATATAAAAAAAAAATAAGACCTAATCAAAAAAAAGTTTACAAGGTTGATCCAAAAACAAATGAACTTTTATGTACATATGATAGTATTACAGAAGCACGTAATACATTAAATTATAATATATCAAATAGAGTAGTAAATAGACTAATTCACCATGATGGTTATTTATATACTTTTATAAATCCTAATGAAGATAAAAATATAAATGATACTTCGAATGTCGAAATATTGTGAGCGAAGCAATAAGGATAAGATTCATACCATATATAGCAATGAAAAGTAATGGATCTTTAATGAGTTGTTCGGAGACTACTAACATTCTTTAAAAGTATAGGCGCTGTGCGTA